CGTTTGAATCGTAAGGGGCAAACGAAACGGGTGAATCGTTTTCTTTTGCAGTGTGAGAATACTGTTGACGTGACGGCTGTGGAGCCCAGGCTGGCGGCGGGGTATGAGCGTCTGCGTGAGAGCGGCCTAATATGAGATGTGATAGACGCCACGCCCATGTGGGTTGTGCACAGTGTCGTCACACGCATAAGGTAGATGCCATGAAGACAGAAACACGCGACAGATCAACCATTCGCCTAGTGCGACGTCGCATGACAGGCACTATCAGAAACATTCTCGTATCCGACGACAGTGAGCTGGTCGGCAGGAATTTCCTGGTCGTCGCCCCCGTGAGCGATGGGCACTCGGATGTTAATGTCATCCATGTCACAGCGGACAACATTAACATTGTGCGCGGCATGGCCACCAATAAAAACCTCGACATTTACGAACTCACCACAGAGGAGAGGTGAAAAACATTATGCGCATCACACAGGCCACCACGATTGACGAAATCGCCGGCCGCACAATCATCCTGAAATGGCCAACACAGTTCGGCGTCAAAACAATGCAACTACACGTACCCAACATTCGATCGGAGAACATCTGGCGGATCCAATGCTATGCGGCCGTCATTTCCACGGCAATCGAGGAGCGAGCCGGCCTCACAGCAACCATTATCGAATAACACACACCATTAATCAACACTTAAGGAAGAGAGAGCAAAAACACTAATGGGCGTCTATCTAGTATGGGAATCGTCGCAGAAAGGCGACTACCGGGTCTACTCGAATCTCGAACAAGCCGCAATGCGCGCCGAAGAGATTGACGGTACGGTCTACGAAATCATGCCGGCCGGCGACGCAAGACTATTCTTCATTGAAGATATCGCGAGCGGAGACATTGAGGTTCACCGTGACGTCAGGCTCGCCGCTATCGCCGCAATTCAGGAAGGAGAGAAATTTGAATTTGAGCCCGGCCGCCGCAACAGCGATCAGTAATGTTTTCGCCCCAACCGAACGCGACAAACAAACACGTATCGGCGTAAGCGAAATCGGAGACGATTGCGAACGGTGTATCGCTGACAAACTCCTCGACATCCCGCACGATACGGAAAATGCGGGCACGCCGCTGGCACCGTTCCTGGGCACCGCATTTCACGCCTACGCGGAATCACGCACAAAAAACGAACCGAACGTTCTAGTGGAGCAGAGAGTAGATGTATGCGATCTTGAAGACTATGGGCGTATTTCTGGGAGTGTGGATCGTTTCGATATTGCGGCGGCGACGGTCCTAGACTGGAAGCTGCTCTCACGGAAAAAGATTTCCGCATTCCGGAAAAGTGTTAAATGGGATGATGGTCTACCGCGATTCGCTGATACGGCGGCGGGGAGTCAGTTTCGTAAATACTATATTCAGATCATGCTATACGGGTATGGTCTCACGCAACTCGGCTACGACGTGGCCCACTGTTCCATTGTTGCCCTCCCAAGGGACTGCAGTGTAGAGGTTGTGCCGGACAGTATTTGCGAGTTTTCTTTTCCGTGGCGGCAGGACGTTGCGCTCGCGGCCATAGGGAGACTCCAAAACATTTGGGAGAGAGCGAGGTCACATGACGGTAGGGTTGACAACCTCCAATCGTCTCCTTTATGTTGGTACTGCTCGCATGAGCGCCACACGGAAGCATTCAAAAACTACAATATGAACGGTTAGGAGGTGAAACATATCATGACTTTCGAGGACACTCTTGCCCGTCTTGGAATGACGGTCGTAAACCCGGAGCAGAATAACCATTTCAACATGCTTATTCATGGTGTGAGCGGCGTTGGTAAAACTTCGCTCGCAGCCACAGCATCACAGGTGGACGATATGTCGCCCGTCCTGTACGTTGATTTCGAATCCGGCACACTCCCAGTACGGGATTGGGGGAACCCTGCAAACATTACTGTCGTACATTGCGACAAGTGGGTTGATTGCGCCAATCTTTGCGACAATATTGCACGCAATCTTGCAGAATTCCCCTACAAGACAGTAGTGTTCGACACGTTGGATAAGTGTCAGGAACTCATCCTCTCTCATTATGAGACTGTGTCGAATGATACGTGGACGAAATGGCGGGCAGTATACGACTCCCTGTTGAAGGCGATCAGCGTATTCCTGGACGCCCCCGACATTTCATTCATTGCTATCACGCATTCCGCACGCGAGAGCAGCGAGGTCACTGGGGAAGTCTTCATTGCCCCATCCTTTGAAGGGCAAAAATCTGGACAGCGCATCCCCGCCCTGTTCAATTTCGTCGGCTACATGGAATGGGCGAACGTGGACAATGGAGACGGAGAAGAAATCACCGTGCCAGTACTGTACACTCGCAAACCGAACGTTGTGACAAAGCAACAGACGCGCGGGTTCCCGCCAGCAATGGGGAATCCGAGCATGACCAAGATTCACAATTACATCACTAGCCACTAACCAAAACACATAGGAAGAGAGAAAACTATTATGGCTAAGATTACTGTTACCGCTGACCGTGGCGTCTCCGCCGAGACTCTCGCTATCGCCGCCGACGCTGTCAGGGAAGCACTCCGCAGCAAGCCCACCGACGGCGAGAACTGACCGCCGCAATTCTTTACCACCATCTCATAGGAGCACAATAATTATGGCAACTGGCTTCAACTTCGGCACCGACCTCTCATCCCTGGAAGTCGCTACCGGCGGTGGCAATTTCGAGCCGCCCAAGCCCGGAAAGCACTCAGCATTCATCACTAAAGCCGAAATGACTACGTCCAAGAATGGGCGGCCTATGCTTGTCACCGATTGGATGATCGACGGCGACGACGAGGACGCCGGAAAGGCCCTCACCGACCGCACTGTCTTCACTATCAACAAGAATGGAAAGACTTTTATCCACTTCAATATTCCGAAGTATTTCAGTGCCGCTGGTCTGTGGCCGGCCGATGCGAGGGAGCGGGCCGATCTTCTCTCGCCGCAGAAGATCGATACTACCGTGAAACGCGTGTGCGAGAATTTGGAGGGCGCTCACGCAACATTGGTGACAAGGATGAGCAAGCCGCGCCCCCGTTTGGACGATTACGGTCGCCCCGCATACGAGCAGGACGAGAACGGTATCACGGTCCTCGGTGAGGACGGCGCCCCGAAGCCCGCTTTCTGGCCTCCGAGAGCAGAGATTTCTTCCATTGATTTCGAGGCCAAGAAGAATACTGCGACCTCATCACCGGTAGTTTTCTGACACACATGGTCGCATGATTTGAATAGCGGGGGCAACACTCACGTTGCCCCCGCTATTCAACCAAATAAGAGAAGAGAGAAAACACGAATGATGCAACCATCATACAAACTGTACAGGCTAGCCGCTAACAGGCTGGAACGACTTCAAACAAGCGTCCCCAGCGGGGAGTTCCTTTTCCCGTCCGTGGATGACGCCCTGGAATGGTGCTTCACCTACTTGGAGGTCCCCGAGGACAAGAAGTGGCGTTTCGTGCGCCCTGACATTACCAAGCCGATCGCCCCATGCAACCTCGACGTGGCATTGGATCACACACCGGATATGCCGTATTTGCGCTACCATCGCAAAGCAAACGAGACGCTCATGCCGAGCCGCTCCTACAACGACATTCGCCTCAATATTTGGGCATGGCGAGAGGAGAACGGTGTAGACAATTTCGAGTTCGACGGCATGACGTCAGCTATCGAATGGTGCTACAAAGAATTCAACCCATCGGTTGTATTCGAATGGGAATTCGCGACCGAGAACGGGGTATTTCGCCCCGGTGAAATCTCTATCATACGCACCAAGACAAGAAAGAAAGGTCGCGAACGCCGCATTCTCCATCCGGTCAAGCCGGTGAACAAAAACTTGACCGGGGAGGAGCCGGAAATGGTGGGACGCCGCTTTCGACAGTGGGAAGTCACGTCCCCTGAGTACAGATTCATGAGTGATCACCATAAGTATTTTCATATGCGTTGCGTGAATTGCGGGGAAGCGAAGTGGATTCGTGTCTCGCGTTTCAGCGGCGGCGAACCTGTGAATTGCCCGTGCACTAGCTCATCGCTTCGCATGTACAAGGAACTACCGAAATGGCTCACCCCTTCACTCATGCGACGCATTTATGACCTGAAAAGATACATTCCAAAAGAGGACTTCCATTTCGATTCCCCGCAGGATTGTGCGATATGGTGTTATAAGAATCTGCCTTTCCCGGACGACCCGGACACGCCGTGGACTCTGAAAAAGGGTCGCGGTAAGCCGATGGCGCCGGATACGCTGTGGCTCAAGGTAGACGGAGTGCGTTCGGACATGGTGAAAAATATTGCTACCGTGAACAAGTCGCGACGTAATCTGCGGAAGAAAGGCGGAAAGGCGTGATGCAGCGGGTAATGGCCGTCGACCCCGGCAAATCAACAGGAATCGTCATCGGAGACTTCCACGACGACCGCGAATTCTCAATCATCCACGTCCAACAATTCAAGTATGAGCATTGGACGGCCAGCGTCTATGACATTCTGGCCACACGAAACGAATTCGCCCCAGATATTGTCGTGTGCGAGCAGTTCGATCTTCGACCTAGCAACAATTTTCTCGCAGACCTCACCCCAGTAAAAATCAACTCCGTACTGGAATGGGAGATCGGGGACATCGTATGGCAGACTCCCGCAATGGCAAAAACTACCATGCCAGACCATGTTTTGAAGTCTCTCAATTTTTGGCCTACAGGAACTGACGTGGGTCAGCCCGATGCGGACGACGCACGTGACGCGGGACGCCATCTTTTCCTGTGGGCAGTCACTAAACGCCACGACGAGAACGTGATCGCCCGCATCATCGGAGACGACGTGGAACGGAGATGAATGTTTCACGTGAAACATGCCCCCGTGTTTCACGTGAAACATTACTGCCCCCTGCCGACTATCCGGTAGGGGGCAGTAATGTTTATGAATGACGGAGGTCAGGCGACCTTGTCCTCGTTGGCAGCCTCACCCTCACCGGCGACGTGACGGCCAGCGGCCGCGCCGGGGCGAGTGTGATACGTGGCCAGCGCCAGAGTCAGAGCACCAACAATCTGGGTAGCAGCGTCAGCGTACTGAGACGCCTGATCGGCGGAAATAACATTGAAAGCGGCGAAAACACCGAGAACAGCGGTGAGCAGGGCATAAAGGGCCTTGCGGACCTCAGGAGTAAACATATTTATGAATCACCTCATGGAATCCGGAATTTGAGGCTCAGTAGGGATTGAGTCCTCTTTATCAGATGGTATCAGAATTTTCAGGGACCTACCCCAATCGAGAACGGTATGCGCAAAAGAAACGGCCTCCCACCACTTCACTTCAGCCCGACGGCGGCCGTCCTCTGCCAGGTCTGCAGCTCTTTCGGCGGCCGCAAGACTGGCCTCCAGGGCAGTCACTCTCTCGGAAAGAGAGCGGACGGTAATGTCCAGGATTGAGATTTGTTCCTGGTCTCTCGCGTTTTTGCGTTGCGTAACGTTCGAGAATATTGTGCCAGTGAGGGCGGCTAGGGCTACTAGGGTGGCGTCGGAGAGGACATCGTTCAGGAAATTGAGCATCGTATATCTAATGTCCTCTATCGTGATTGCTGTTGCAGGGCTGCAATAGGAATTATATAACATTCCCCGCCTAACGTCATCATTGCTAGGCGGGGAATGTTATGTTTTAGTTACTTTCTATGGAATCCCGGATGATAGCCGACAGTCCGCATGAACCGGACAGTGCGCACGCTGGCCCAAAGAATAATCGCACCAACACACCATAAAGAATCGCGAGTCACATTCATAGTGCCGTTGGTGTAATCTTCATACACCATGAGCCCGGTGTTTGCCGTCACCATGACGGCCGCAAAAATAGTAGCAACATAAAGCGACTTAGTCACTCTAATTTTCACTTTCATTGGATGGATTGTATACTATCGCCCTCACGCCGATTCCTAGAACATGTCGGGTTAATGTGTGTAGGAAAACATGAGGGCGATAGTATTCTCTTATTGCACCGTCGGAACGCGTAGGAAAATATTTGTGTATTAACCAATATGAGCGGTACGTAGGGAAGTATAGCACACAAAAAGCAAGTCTCCGGACGATCTTTCATTGACCGTCCGGAGACTTGCTCTACCACTGCCACAGGAGGCTACGGGGAGGGAAGAGAGCGAAGCTCCCCGCATGTCGCATCTATCGTGGAACGACACTCAGCATAATAGTGAGTGAACAGGCCACAATAAATACCAATATTCTGTGTCAGGAATTCTGCTCCGGAGCCGGGGCAGGAGACTCCGGTGTGGGAGACTCTGCGACACCATCGTGCGCCTGCAAAGACGACGGCGTCGACACGGCCTTGCGAATTTCGTTCACGGCACCATAAATCGCGCCCGCCTCACGCACGTTCTCCTGACCCGGAGTCACAGAATGCAGAATCTGATCCACAGACGCGTGAATAGACTTAACCTCCTCATAGGTGGCCTTGGCGTACCAGTTCATGTCGCCAGCGAAATGATCGCCCGCCTTTCCACTACGGAAAAGATCGCGAATCTCCCTGAGCAGATCAACGCCCTCACTCATATCCCAAAAATCCTCTCCGGCGCCACCAGAAGGGCGACCATAATCATACCAAGACTTGCAACGATTACTGAAAAGAATCCCATAAGACTCATACGCGTCATACGGATTCCCTGAATTATACCGCGACCCGACACGCTTCAAAGCCTCATAGGAATCGCCTTCTGCGTTAATAAGATCGCGAAGAATACGGCAGCCGACTTCAGCCGACTTTTCCGGCATCCACCATTCACGATCCGGGTCATCAAAGAAATAGCCCGGATACGTAATCTGCAACGGACCGACACCGTTCGAGTTTTCGCCGTCTCGAATTGCCGCAAGGAATTCGCGGAAATTCTCCTCGGTTACTTCCTCGCCGTGCGGGCCGGCGCCCCCGGCGTCGTGCCCGTAAATGTTAGCGCCGCGCTCGCCGGTCTCCATCCACAGGCACGCCAGGGCAGCCCACCACGGGCAATTCTCTGCATCGGCGGCCCTGAGAACAGCCTCCTGAATAGAAGAAAGGCGGTACGAACCCGCGGACTCGTGCCCATTATCGGAATCGGTCCGCTTTCCGAAACGGATGCACGTGGACCACGAGGCCGCGACAGTCATCGGGTGACTACTGTACCGGACTACGTGCGTTTCGTAGCCGGTCTGGTCCCCCATCTGACCTTCCGCGATTTCACCATTCTCGTTAATCCACGCCTCAGCGAGAAGCGGATCACCCGCGTTGAATGAACCGTCATCTTCGCGCACGCACATTGCGACATGTCCACCGTCTCCAGTGGTCTTCAGGACCATGTCGCCGACATGGAATCCTCCCGACGGCGTGGACCCGTACCACGTGTCCCCAATATCCATGAAACCGCGATTCGCGGCCAAAGAATTCAGAGTTTCGGTCCACGTTTCGCCGGTCCGCGGGAACATGATCGGATCATCCCAACCGGTTCCCCAAACATTGTGAAATGCAACATTGTAGGCGCCTGCTACGCCGCTACTGCAATCCATGTCGCCGGGACCAGTTTTCCAGCCGGCATCATTGGAATTCCAGTAGCAGGTCCAGCGGTTGTCCTGGGCGTATCCGGTGCCCCCGTAGTCGCCTGTGGTGCACCAATATTTCATTTCCGACGCAGCATATTCTGTGACGGAATCTGCCAATTTTGCACCGCCTTTCATAAAGGTTTTCGGTGGTCATAATTTTATCATGAGCACCTGGGGGAGTCTTTAGCGCATATAGGTACGTGCGCGCGCGTATACCACACGTGTCCAGTGTCTGTCAACACCTAGTGCAACATTGGTTTTGTGAGATAGGCCACCGCCTACATGGGTTGACCCACGATACACGAGAGAGCATGATTGAGTCATCGGCAGGGAGGACAAGCCACCCAGCCAAGGATAGAGAGGACAAGACAATGACCACCACCGAGAACATCACCACCGACACCGACATCGCCTACGCCGTCGGCACCGCCGCCAACGCTTGGGGCGACACGGACTACTGGGTGGACGAGACCGGCGAGACCATCGGCCTCAAGCGAGGCACCACCCACGGTGGGCAGGCACTCGGACTTTGCGTGTGCGATGACGTCGTCTCCTGGGGACTCTGGCAGTACGATGTCGACGGAGTCATTCTCATCCACGACGGACTTTCTGCCCTGACTGACGAGACCATCGCCTACCTGGCCGAGCAGTGGCTGGACCACTGACACACACATAACGGTGGTGGCCCGTCGCGGACGACGGGCCACCACCACACCACCACCATCACACGCACATATTTTGAGGAGAGGATTATTATGGCACGCCGCCGCACGGGATACGGATCATGCAAAACTACAGGAGGCGCCGTTTTCACTAACCTGAAGGGCACCAAGATTCACTTCCCCGCAAAAGGATACGAGAAAGGCGAGAATGAGTTCCGGGGCATCCCAGTTGAGCGAGTGACCGCCGTCGCAATTCTCACCGGGGCCGACCTCGTACAGGCCATCCCCGTTCAGCGGCCCGCCCTCATCGGAAACGTCCGCAACGTTTTCCTCTCCGAGTGCGCCCACGATTCCTTCCTCGTGGTCTGCACTGAAGGAAACGTCTACCGTATTTTCGATATCGCCGAGGAGGAGTTCGGGAACGCACACAATCTGATTAATGATCTGCGCGGACTTCTCGGCGACCAGATCGAGTGGGTCAAATCATGAAATACCCGGTAATCCGCCGCATTGATGGACGCGAGGACGAGGTTCGTCGCAAGACGATCGAGTTTCAGGAGCACAAGAGGAATCGGGCGAAGAGAATCAAGAGCACACGCCGCACTAAGCGCACGAACTTCAACTACAGCGACGGTTGGACTAACCGTCTCATGGCAGAACTGAACGGAAAGTGAGGAACAACTATTATGTCTACTTTTTCGAGTGCCCCGTCGGCTCCTACTCCTGCGCCGCCTCCGCCCGCGGCTAGCGCACCTGCACCACCGCCTCCGCCTCGGCCTGCCCCGGCGCCGCCCGCATTGTCTGTGCCGCTCAGTGTGATGGCGCCGCCGCGCCCCACGAATCGTTTCGTGGCGTGGCTTCGTAGGCCGCGGTCCACGGGTGAGGGTATGGCAATGGGTGCAGTCGCCCTCATTGTTGGTGTTATTGGACTGTCATTGGTGTGGCGTGCTTTTTGGTGGCTTCAGGTGTTTTTCGCTTATTTCGCTACGGTTGGCACTCTCGGCAACTGAAATAGCGTAAACGACCGTGGACGTGGTGTTTTTGAGACAGGTTTGGCTGTACTTGCCAGGGGGTAGTAAAGAGAGAATCATAGCGCAAACCGGCGACGACAAGGGGATTAGTTTCGATTCTATTCATGACGGTGTAGAGCGGAGACACTATTTCAAGTACAACGAGTATTCGATCACGCAGACAGGGGAAGGAGATTATGTTGTGTCGCCTGTAGATGATGAGTGCGAGAAGATTTTCTACCCGGACGGCATGTACGAGTATGTTTCTAAGGTAGTGTCGCATTGCGGGTTCTGGGAAGTGCACGTCCGCAATTCTGCTAATAAACGGCGAGTAGCATGCTGGAGTCGTCGTCGCTTCTCTTTGGAGCATAAGCACGACGGCTGGCATTTGCAGCAAACCGGCCCTTATGAGACTTATTCCGACTATGAGACTTATTCCGACTATGAGACGAAATTCGTCAACGATCCGGTATCGCTTTGCACTTCTGACAGCTATTATGCGCCCATCAAGAGGGCGAGTAGGTATTTCACTGGCGAATGGTGCATTTGGTATGTGACCGAAAATGGCGAAGAAAGATTCTCGTCTTTCGACGAGCGGCATCATGAGTTGACCTTGTGTGATGACATTCTCTATATCACAGAGAAGGACGGTGGATGTATCGAGGATGATGTGCATGAGAATGAGGTGACTCACCCGTCACACTATGTGACCCTCAATCCTGAGCCCATCACTTTCATTCGCGACAAAGACTATCTGACTGGGAGCGCCCTGAAGTATATTTTCAGGGCTGGTCACAAGAATGGTGCCAACGAGAATGTTGACATGGGGAAAGCGGCGTGGTATCTGCGCGAACTCGTCGCCAAGCATGGAAGCCAGTCAGTGATCGCAATTCTGCGAAACGCCTACTGGGACACCATTGACAGGCAGCTCACCCCAGAGGATCGTGCTAGGGAAGTTCGAGATCGGCTCACAGAATTCATATCCGCCATTTCATACGATCATCTCAATAACTATATTCCGGAAGCGTGAGTGTTGTGGAGAATATTGTTGATATTGTTTTTGTTGATTTGGCGAAATGTGGTGAACTGTGGGGTGCGGCCGCGTTTATGCATGCCACCGACTGTAACTTCACTATCAGGAGTTATTCTCTCGATCCGCCTGGCGCGATCCGTGGGCTTATGTACAACGTTCAATTTATTCAGAGAACAACACTTGCCTTGCGTTCATGGCAAGAAGGAAGAATCACTTTCACTAGATGCACATATTCGGATGAGATAGGCGGGTATGTGCTCACTTACAGCGACTCGTCGGACGATGACGCGTATGTCTGCGCGATCGTACTGTCGGAGCGCGGTAGAGACACGGTGGGAATCGTCCCGGGAGAGAGGCCTGCTCTCGCTCTTGAAGCTAAAGCAATTCTATGCGATAAAGGTTACACGGTTCATGTGATCGAGGAAAACAAAGACGAAGGACTACCACAATGGCTACACTGAGTGATTTCACTCTCCGACGCAGAATCGATTGGGGCGAACTCATTTCCGACTGGCGCAAACCGCTGTCTATTCAGCCGGCGTCGGTGGAAGTGCGACTAGACGAGAACATCATCGCCTACCGTCACGGTGACGAAAACATCACCATCGGCAAGAATGGTTACGAGCTACTGCCAGGGGAGTTTATTCTCGCGTCCACTCAGGAAAAAGTAAGCGTGCCTGCCGACCTAGTGGCCAGGGTGGAAGGCAAGTCATCATGGGCGCGCCGCGGAATTCTCGTCCACGTGTCCGCGGGATACATTGACCCAGGATTTCAGGGAAACGTAACCCTGGAGATCGCCAACCTGCACTCCACTAAAGCCGCCCGCCTTTTCCCTGGAGACAGGATTGCGCAGATCGCTTTCGAAGACCTGGACAGGCCTGCCAGTATGCCGTACGGCACCAATGGTCTGGGATCGCATTATCAGGGACAGATCGGTGTCACACCGTCCGCTCGAGAGGTAGAATAATGAGCAAGATTGATCGCCAGGAAATCGCGTTGGCCATTGCTGCGGAATTGCAGGATATGATCCCCTCTCCCCGCATTTCCGACCACACCAAAGTAACTACCGTTGAGTGCTTGCCGGGAAAGATCGAGATCACCGATAATGGTGTTTTCGTGAAGACGAAGCGCGGCGTGTCAACAGGATGGACTCACAAAGACTCCGATGGCCCCAAGCATTCTGCGGTGCGCTGTAGCATACTTTTGCGGAGCGTCTCATGACAGCGAATAACCCAATGATGGAGATCGAGCACGAGATCAGTTTCACGCAATTGTGGCTTCCGAAACCCGACGTGTGCGATATCGACGAAGCACACATGATCGCCCATCTGAAGTGGCATAACCCCTATAAGGGTAGTGGAATTGACGTCACCGTAGAAAACGGCGACGGACGCGCTGTCAGTAAATGGATCATCTGGGACTGGTCATTGAACGCTGTGGGCGTCGCCCATGAAACAAGCGGCGAGAATACATCCGATCTTGCACGCCGTCTAGCACGACGATGGGACAGTGTAAAATGCGATGCTATTGCTGCTCGTCAATTCAAGGAGATCAACAATACGATTCACTTGATCCTGAACTCGCCGTCTATTACTGTTCAGGATGATGCGCGCTCTGATCTAATGGGAGTATTGGATGATATTGCTCGCGAGCACGGAGGAGACTATCAGCGTTTGGGACTATAGTCTCTTGCGTCAGGCATGAAAACATTCCCCCTCACCACAGAAATCGTGGTGAGGGGGAATGTTTCACGTGAAACATTCAGGCGCCCGGCTGCGGGGGCGGAGTTGCCTTCGCCTCCAGCGCGGCAACACGCTCAGCCAAACCGAGATAGCCGCCATGCCAAGCGACCACGCGCTCCATGATCCAATCCGACGGAGGATTCTGATAAGGATTCTTCTCGGGCACCCACTGGCCGCCCTCACCCTGCACCAGCTCACCGTCGGTCACATACAAATGCGAGACACCGAACGATGCGGCGCGATCGATTACCTGCCGGAAATTCTCTTTCGTAACCCCATGAATAACGTGCCACCACTCGGTGGAAGGCTGCTCACGCATCACATCATTCGCAATCGGGTTATTAGGGTCATCCGTCAAATACTTGGCAGCAGTATTCTCAAAACTCATGCACACGTCGAAATCGAGCGCACACACGGCCTCAGTAATATTGCTGCCAGGGTTAATGGCGATTGTGAAATTCTTGCCGTAGGTGCGTCGAATTTCGCCGATGAGGTCTCCGTACCATCCGACCCGGCCGGACTGTGCGCCCCAGCCGTTGATTACCTCGTCCAAGAATACTCCCTGGAAAAGACCGTCGTACTGGGAGCGCAGGTTGGCGCACAGCTGCATAATGTATTCGCGCGTGAATTTGTCCGGGTCCGGCACACCATTCCGAGCGGCGTCATCCTTTGCGAGTGACGCGACGCCATAGCGGGTAGGAATGTACCAAAGAATCCTCTTCGCCCCGGCCGCCTGGGCGCGCTGCGCCTGTGTAAGAAAGTCATTATCCTTGGCGGACCAATCGCCCGTGGAACGATTCATGATCACGTAGCCGAGAGCATCCCCGTAGGCCAGCGTCTTGGCCCACTTTGAGACTTTTCCAGCCTGGCCCTCATTGTAGAAATCAGGCCAGAAATACGTGACCGGAGAATAATAGTGGCCGCCGACCGTGAAAGGCGAGATCGAGGAGAATAGCGGGTCGACCAGCTTGTCAACGCCAGCCTTAGTGTACCCAGTAACGTTTGCCATTGTGTTTTCTCACTCTCCGTAAGTCCAGGTAAGACCATCATCGCTAACGGTGATCTTGCCAGCATTGCCTTGGCCGCCGCCGCCAGGATTGCCAGGATCAGGGGTGCTGCCGCCATTCCATGCCGACAGGGAGGTCACCTGCACGTCACCGGAGGCCGGCAGCTCCGCACCACGCACTTCACGCGCCCAAACACCGGCAACGTTCAGGACAATCGCCCACCTGCCGCCATGACTGGCGTCTACCTCGACCTCGATCCGGCCCTTATCGTCGGCGTCGCCGCGCACCGGGGCGGGGACTGTCGTAATATTGTCGGACGTGTAGACGGTTTCCGGGCGAACACTCATTGTCGCGTTGACTGTCTTGCCGGCCGCATTTACAACCGTAGCTATGACCTTAGTCATATTATTGACACCTTTCCTAACAGTAGTGAACTATTTTTGTCTATTACAGGTCAACGCGGGTCGCACCAAGAGTAGCCACCGTAAACACGGTGCCAGGAAACACGCCACCATCGTAATGCCAGTACGGGTCCGCACCATAACTACCCGCCGTAGTATAAGCAACCCTATGCGAGCCGGCCTCTACGGAAAGGCGCCACTGCATATGGTGCGTCATAAACGTGCGATTGTACTGAATCTCGGTCTGCCAAATACCCCGATTGTCAAGCTTGAACCCGAAGAAATACGACCCTACAGCCTTATCCTTCTCCTCCTCAGAATGATAATCCTCGTGCGCAATGCTCACGCACACGTCAAGCGAGAACTCCATGAGACTCTTAATCGGCAGAGTAACAATACCGTCACCCCACGTGTAAGTAGCATGATCCGAGGTGGAACGCCCACGGCCGTTCGTATTATCGCGATGCCTGTAAAGCACGCCGCTGAACGAATTCGCAGGGTTAATGTTGAATGACCCGTCGCCAGCCTTGGAGCCGTCGGCAGTGTACAGAATGTCGTCGATAATGAAAACGGCGGGGCGCGCTTTCGAGACTGCCCCGGACGGTGCGGCCGCCAACATAACCCGTGCCGCGGCCACGGACGCCGCCGGCATAACCCTGCCAGCGGAATCATCATACGCGTCCCAGGCCTCAATGAGATTATCGTCTACCGTGGGGACGATACCGCCGGTCCACCTAGTGTTAGGCATATTGTTTTCTCCTAAAAATATTGTTGCACAATCTTCAGTAGGTGAGCCAGCTAACCGTCATCTCGCCCCAATCCATAATTGTACCCTCGTCAATATTCTGATACGTATAAAGCGCGATCCGATCCCCGACATTCAAACGCCTAACACCAGTCACCTGCAACGCGGTCCACAAACCATGATTCAAAGCGGCATACATGTAAACGCCGCGCTCAACATCATTGGGGCGGGCAACTCTCGTGCCGCCAACGTACCCGGCCCACGATGACCTGTACCATGTTGTACCGTCCAGACGGTAAAGCCCGCTCTGCGGAATAATGATCTCGACACCGTCTACCTGCATTCCGCCGCGAACAATCTTCTCCTGCGAACCAACCGGAACCTCCGTCCAGTCATCTTTTTTAGTCCACAAATGAGCATTGTTTGTTGCCATGTGAGCGAAAGGCGGCTCCGTGAAAGTACGCCACGACGAGGAATGAGGCGCCGGCGACCCGGGCGGATCATAGGACACGCCATTCGTATCCATGACGAGCTCGCCGCCCTGACGATCAGTAATCTGTATTTTCGCAACACCCTCATCGTCACGGAAAATATGCAGACCGGAGGAGCGACTCATTTTCCATGACACGTACATGGAGTAAATGATTCCGAGCTGCATTCCCGGCGTGAAAACATCGTTCGTGCGGGCACTAATGTAGAAAGGCGTGTCAGTGTCTTGGATCCACGCACCGTCTGGAAGCGTGAAATCGAATCTTATTTTCTGCCCGGCCGTCGCCTGCTCGTCAACAGCGATGATTCTATTCTTGCCAATGTTGATTGTGAGAATCGCGCGGCCGTTCCACGACGGGGTAAAAAGAATATACCCCTCGACCTTACCGACGCCTTCACCGGCAATACCATATGTTTTTGGTTTCGCAACAGCAATGTCGTAGATTGCCATCTGCGCGCCATCGTTACGATTAGGCCTGTCTCTGTCCGTCAGAACGAACCTTGTGCCGCCCTCCATCTCCTCGACAGTCGCGATTTTGGGTGACCAGATAGACTCCCAGAACCCGTATTCGCTGCCGAGGCCGAATCGGATATTCTTCTCGCCCGACGTCGGCTCGGTATCAACGAGCGAAAGTTCGCCACCGATAAGGCGGTTACCGATGAGGTCACCGGTGACTTTCGCGGCGTTGAATGTTGCGTTTCCGGCGGTCAGCATTTCCGTAGTGACGGACGCGAACGCTGCGATCTTAGCCCAGAGCTCTCCGGACGCATAAATATTGCGGGCGGACACAGATCCGTCAGCAAGCGAAACATTTCCCACGGATGAGGGGACGAGAATGCTGCCGGCGACCATTGTCCTGGTCACCCACTGCGTACCGTCCCAGATACGCACGTCGGTAATGTGCCCGGCATTGTCGGTGACATACCAGATCAACCCTGTGACGGGATTCTCGGGCGCGGTCTGGGATACTACGGGCGGACGGTTAGCTTCCGCAATCTGAACAGCTTTTTCCGCATCTTTCGCCGCCTTGTTCGCGGCACCTTCGGCCTTGTTGGCTCGGTCTCGAATCGCGTCGGCTTCCTTGAAAGCGCGTTCAGCATCCTTTGCGGCCTGGCTGAGAATTTTACCGGTGTGTCCGAGGTTCTCAACTTTCGCGCCGGAAGGCGGCTCAGCGATAGGGTCACTGATCTTGACTACGCGCCCGGATGAATCAATGATAACGAGTACGCGGGCGCCTATCCACGTAGCAATACCGTCAGATTCACCGACAGCATGGGAGGTTGGGTTGCTGTAGGGTATCCCTACTTCTACCCATCCGGACGGGAGCGTACTGTCGGTGGCGGACGTGCCAGTGATTTTCCCGTACGTCCATGATACTGAGGATTGCTGAACAATAACATTGTTATTGTTGCGCCCGCCGCCGTTTCGTGGCGCCGTGTCAAGCAATAGTGACGGTCTGACCATGATGCCCCGTTTATTCTCCAAGTACCTCTATGTCTACCCTCATTGTAGCGGACGGATCAGACAACGGGAGACTGTAAGCTGAGACACGGCCTGCAATATGTTCGCCCTGCTCGGTGATCGCACCGACAATATCTCCGACCTCAATACGAGCGTCCGGGATAATCGTCAAAGAGCGGGAAGAGCGGGAGGAAATGTCCTGAATCATGTACGTGTCCGCGGCCTCGGATACCTCTCTCGCCGAGCTGGCGGCACTGAACTCCTTGTGCGACGTAACCCAACCATAACCGGACGGCTCGTACGGCGGGTCAGTGATTTCGCGTTCCGCGGTCCATCGTTCCTCTTGCTCACCTTGAGCTTTCTGTTGTTTACTGCCGGTAACGTACCAGCGGTTAGGGCGACGGCCGCCCGACCTCGGAGCACGCGGTGCTTCCAAAAGAAACCCGGACTCATACGTGTAAATCTCGTCAGGCGCAGTTTTATCACGGAGCTTGAAAATATGCAACATTCCATCGGCACCACTACGAATACCACAACCGCGGGATTCGACAAGCTTATAGATTGATTCGATTCGCGAATTTCCCCATTGCGTGGTGCGTGGGATGGGTGCGTCCCAGACGTCGTCCTCCAGTTTTACTCGCACATATTCTGCCAGCTCGTTTGCTTCGGAGAGCAGGGTGGCGCCAGCGCCCGGAGAAGACGGCCATGGCCTCGGATTATCGGCAAGAATCTGCGTCAAATCCTTACAGGAAACATTCACCTTTTCCTTCGACACAGACCATTCCACGTTAACGAACTCACCGAGCGGAATCTCCCAGTAGTCACCGCGCCGATTCTCATAAAGCGCAGTCACCATGGAACGCTGTCCGAAATTATTGAGCGCATCCAATGGCCATTCCGGAACCCAAGACATTGGGCAAGAATAAGACAAGGCGCCCGGAACTTGACGGTTCGTCGAGGACCACTCGACCTTCACCTCGGAGGCGGGAATCCCCGTTTTGAGAACCTCGCCACCACGAATGATATCGATTCTTGCGCCGATGCTGAGGCCGTCTGAAAGGGCGGCTAGCGTGGGGCCGTTTCTCATGGCATCCCCGCAATCATTTTGCAAATCTCAATATATGTGCGCGATTTCCAGACCTTGTCGACTTCACGCCATTCACCCCAGGTGACGCAAGGTGCGGCACCCCAGCCGGCGTGAGGGCCGACAAGCATCGGTGAATCCTCGGGGAGCTCATGCCATTTCACGTTCCACCGAATGATACCATCCCCCGTGATCCTGGCACTGTCGACTTTATCAACGGTGATGAATCGTGACGGTAGAACGTCGGCGGGGGCGCCGGGCGTAAGAATAAGAGGCTCACGCTTCTGCAAGATCTCCCAAACATTATTAACGTGAGACGGGTCATCTAGGACGAATTGCCCGCCTCCGGTGCGAGCCACTTCGAGCATCGGCCACCTGGCGATAAGTGAATTGTATCTCGAAATTGGGGAGGACCATTCTCTTTTATCCTGGGCCTCCTCCCAGATGAGCCCGGGGACGGTGCGCCCGTTGAGGCCGCTCACCATGCCGCGCCACCACTCCACCTCGGGGCGAGTTAACGTGACCGAGGAGTCGCCCTGAGTGTATTTTATTGTGGTGCCCGGCACGGCGTATGCGTCTGAGAGGATCATTGTTACCGGCTCGGTCAGCTTGGGGCCCTCGAGCTCGCGAATCATTTTCGCCCGCCCAGTGAGAGGTCTTTTGTCGCGAGCCATCCCAGGAACAGCGAAAAGACGATCCCCCGCATAGACGGGTTCCTTGCCTGTGGCCATTATTGACGGCAGCCCCGTATGTGTAGCAATCCATCCCGTAATCGGCATTATTATATGCTTTCCGTCACTAATGGTTTTATCGGTTCATTCGGTCATAGTCTACTATGGCCGACGTCGCCTCTACTTGCATGCGACCCACAAGATCATTGTCCACGTCCCGAATTTCGAGTACGTCGGGGCCGAGAGCGCGATTCTCCAGGAGGCTGATCAGCTTATCCATTTTCTCCCACTGGGCTGACGTGAAAACGGGCTCCGGACGACCAGTTTTGTTCTCGATTGTTGAAAGACCGGGCTGCAGGAATCCGCCATTATCGTAGCGGAGATTACCCGCGGACGGCCCACCATAGATCGGGACCTCACGAACTGGGATACCGAAAGTCGGCGCTTCGACCATCATGCCGTTGCCGGAGGCGATAGCAACGTGGTGGGCCGGGTACCCCCAGAAGAGAAGCGTCCCGGGAACCATGGGATTGCCGGGGGATGACATTGCCTGATATCCCGCCGCCGTGAGACGCGGCACATGAATGCCCATCGCGTTGAGCGCCCAATAAACAAGACCAGAACAGTCGAGGCCCCCCCCTGGGGAGACGCCGCCCCAAACATACGGTGTACCAATAGCCCGTCGCGCAGTATTCACGAGGTCGCCGGCAGCGGCACCAATAGCACCGATTCCGCCACCGAAACCGCTGACCACTGGCATGTGATCTTTAATCCAGTCGCCGAGCGCGTCAATGGTTTTGTCCACGCCCGCCTTTCCGGCGTCAAAGAATGGCTTCGCCCCGTCGCCGCCCCACGAATCGAGAAGCTTGTGAACCGGAGCTTTGATGACAGTCTCGACGGCTCCGATCGGGTCGGAGAATATCGAGGATACCGCGTCGGCAGCGCCGGTGATCCAATTAAGGGCAGCGGACGCGCCCTTTTCTACCGTTGATTTGACCGGGTCCCAAATACCGCCGGGGGCGAATGCGGCATACCCCGCATCACCGCCAGGAATGCGGTCCCCGTGCGCGGCGGCACGGTTCATTGCATTCACCATTGCCGGCCCGCCGACCGCCTTCACCCATTCGGGCCGCATGATTGCTTCTCCGCCGGAAAGCGCGAGCCTGCCGCCACCATCGGGTGATACGAAATGATAAATGTCGCGGCCCGGAGAGTATCCGGGCAGAACACCACCTGACGCGTACCCGCCAATCGTGGGAGCCTCAGGAAGACGAAGATCAAGAGAGAGCTTCTCCATCATCCCGTTAACGAGCTTCCGCAGCCCATTGTTGTAGACTGTGCCGATAACGAAGTTAACGGGTTTGGCGGCGGCTTCCTTGATTTTGTCCCACGCCGTCCTAACACCGTCTTTCATTGTGTTGGCGGCGGCCACGACCCTGTCCCAGGCGCTTGTAATTGCGGGGACGAGCGTGTTGGCAATCCAATCTTTAACGATTTGGATTTCGCCTTTTAGAATGTTCCACGCGGAGACGACCATGTTTTTCAGCCAACTGGTCCACGAAACAACAGTATTCCAGGCGGCACTGATCGTGGTGGCCGCACCTTGAATTACGGCGACTCCCATAGTGACCGCAGCAATAATGGACGCGAACACGAACGCAATGATTCCACCCAGAATTTTCGCACCCGTAGAGATTATTTCCCAGGCCACACTAATAACGGGTGCAGCGTAGGTTTGAATCCAATTCACCACAGGCTGCATAACGGCCCAAATACCATTCCATGTCGCCGATAGGGAGCCCCACATTATGGAGGCCGTGTCTTTAATGGCGTTGAATGCGCCTACGACCCAGGGCCATGCAATATTGTAGATCCAATCAACGACGGGCTGAATTGTGGCCCAAATGCCGTTCCATGCCGCTGATATGGTGCCCCAAAGGGACGATGCGGTGTCTTTTATCGTATTGAATGTGTCGACCACCCAGGGCCACGCCGTGTAGTAGATCCATTCGACCACGGGCTGCATAGCAGCCTGAATAGAAGTCCACGCAGCCTGAACCGTACCCCAAAGATTAGACGCAGCATCCTTGATCGTGTTAAACGCGTCGACGACCCAGGGCCACGCCGTGTAGTAAATCCACTCGACTACCGGCTGCATAGCAGCCTGAATCGCGGCCCACGCGACCTGAATATTAGACCACATGTTAGCGGCCGTATCCTTAATCGCATTAAACGCGCCAACGACCCAAGGCCAAACTGTATTGTAAATCCAATCTGCAACGGGCTGAATAGCGGTTTGAATCGCGGTCCATGCAATCTGAATATCGGCCCACATCATGGAGGCGGTGTCTTTAATCGCGTTAAAGGCGCCGACTACCATGGGCCAAATGTCGTTGTAGATTTGTGTGGCGACGGGCATGATTGCCGCCCAAATGGCGTCCCACGCCCACTGAATCGTAGACCAGAGCGCACTCACACCCCAACTGATAGCATCCCATGCCGTGGTGAGATACAAGGCGACAACGTTAACAATCCAGTCGACGACGGGCCGGATTATGTCACTGATCCCTTGCCAGGCTGCGACCATACCATTCCAGACGATCATTGCGCCCGCAGAAATGCCGTCCCAGGCGGCCTGAAGGTTAGGCCACGCAGTATTTACAATCCAATCAACGACGGCTTGAATGACAGGCTGTATTCCCTGCCACACGCTGACAATACCGTTCCATACCCATTGGGCGCCGGCGACGATCCCGTCCCATGCCGCCTGAAGCGCGGGCCAAGCGGTGCCGACGATCCAATCAATGACCGTTTGAATGACAGGTTGCATTCCTTGCCAGACGGATACCATGACGCCCCACATCCATTGGGCGCCTGCCACGATTCCGTCCCAGGCGACTTGCATTAGGGGCCATACGTTAGCGGCGAACCAATCGGCCACGGCGCCGGCGGCCATTTTGATTGCTTCCCAACATGAAATGACGACGTTGCGGAATGTTTCGGAGTTCTGCCATGCAACAATAATGGCCGCAACCAATGCTGCGATAGCGATTACAACAAGGCCGATAGGGTTGGCGTCCATGGCGGCGTTGAATGCCCACTGCGCCGCGGTCGAGGCGATTGTTGCAGTTTTGTGGAGGACCATCATTGCTGTGGCCCTACCCCAAGCAACCGCCTGCATTGTAATCTGTGTCGTTGCGCGCGCGATATTTGACAGGAATTCGCCGGCGTACATGAGGTTGAGCTGCGCAGTCTCAACCGTGTCTTTGATCTTCGCCACGGTCATTGCGTTAATGGCTGTGGTGACACGCCCGGCGACGCCGGCTACGCCTTCCATGTCATTTAGCCATTGCTGCATTGAGGACATGACCATGACGGCTTTCCATGCCGTAAACGCTGCCGCAATACTGTAAACTGCCACTTTGCTGTTGAGAATAGCGACGGTGAGATTCTCCATGAATTGGACGAGGCTGCTGTTCGCGATGGTGCTGAGAGCGGTAGCAATGCCGGGGACGAGTGTTCCGACAATGAATTTGCCGAGCTCGACGAAGCTGTTGCGCACGTTGGTGATGTATGAGATGATTCCGGAGTCTTTGTCGAATCCGAAAATCGTCCCCGTGAAATCACCAGACAGAAGCAAGTCTTTAAGATTCTTCAACGAGGGTACGAGTGTTTTGTTGATCCATTCCCCCGCGGCGGCGGCAGCGTCACGCATGCGGAAAAGGAAATCAACGAAGCTCGAGTCTTCTTCGAACGAGAAGATAGGGCCCGTGAAGTCACCCTTGCGGATAACGTTGAAAGCATTCGTAATACTGGGGATGAATGAATTGCTCACCCAGTTGAATACTTTTTCAAACCCCTTGCTCATAGCGTCAAGGGACGCAGTGATCCACGGGAGTGCTTTTTCGGCGATTTCCTGCGCCCCGGTCACAAGGGTGGCCTTGAAATTCCCCCAAGCCCCCTCCAAGGTTTTGGTGGATGTAGCGGCCTCAATAGCCACGTCCTCCATACCGAGGTCGAGGATTGCTTGATTGAATTCCTCGGCGGTGATTTCACCCTTTTCCATTGCTTCCCGGAAATTGCCGGTGTAGGCACCATTCTTTTTCATGGCTTCCTGCAATTTACCGGATGCGCCGGGAATGGCGTCGGAAAGCTGATTCCAGTTCTCGGTGGTGAGTTTTCCGGCGCCCGCGGTCTGTGTCATGACGAGGCCGACAGTTTTGAATGTTTGCGCGTTTCCGCCAGCAACAGCGTTCAGGTTACCAGCAGCCTCGGCGAGCTTATCGTAGCCCTTTACACCGTTGGATGCAAGCTGCGCGGTGATTGATTGAATATCGTCGAGCTCATAAATCGTACGGTCCGCGTAGGAACGTGTGCTTTTTGTGAGCGCGTTGATTTCGTCCGCACTTTTACCGGCGAATGCGAGCGTTTGCTTGAATTTGATCGTGGCGTCGGCCGCATTGAACGCCTCTTTTGCGACGCCACCGAACGCGACCGCAATGCCGCCGATTGCGAGTCCTCCGAGCGCAGCGCCAGCAACTTTCGCTACCGACTTGAACGCACCGCCAAGCCCGGATGTGATCTTTCTTTCGGCCGGCCCGGTGTCGACGTTACCGATTTCGCTATTGATACTTCGGGCGAGGCCCCGCACGGACGGGCTGATCTGAATCCATGCGGTCCCGAGATCATATCCGGCCATTGATACCTCTCCGAAATCATGTGTAGCGAAAATGGTTCACGCCAATCAAACCGTTTTTCGTGTTTGTCTTGGCGTGAACCATTTTACACTATCCGATAGAAATGCGGGTCAGTTGCCGTATCGGGCAAGCCATTTCTCACCCTTAGCTTTTTGCGCCTTAGCGTGCTTGCTCGACACTCTGGTGTTGCCGGTTTCCCGGTATCCTTCGGCCGGAGGTTTCGGCGTCTCGGGCCACTTATCTTTCTTAACCCCATTGACGGCAAGCAATGTGGTCTGGATATTGTGTGCTGACATTATTGTGGCGGCCACTTCATCGGACCAGTACCTGCCTCCGCCGCGCGCCCTATCGAATGTTGACCCCGGCGGGAGGCCGCCGATGAGTGCCATCACCCGCCGCGGGGTTATTTTGCCTCGATATAGATCGAGGAGATCTGTGTTGTAGTATCGTTGCAGGTCGGCTTCTATCTCCCACCCATACTCGCGGAGTAGTAGTGGGAGAATCGTCAGTTTCCCGCGCCCACCTCGGACACGATTGACTGCATAAAGTCGGTCACCGAGTCAATCGGAACACGACCATTCTCATCCTCCAACGCAGCGTAAACCTCGTCCTTGTGGTCGCCTACGATAAGGCGGAAAAGCGGGAACGGATTACCGGCGTCGAGGGCCTCGAATGCTCGGAAGTCCTCCAATGCCTCCGGAGGAATGTCGAACTCGATTCCCTCATAGTCCACGTGAATCGGATCACGCGTGGCCTCAGCCTTGGCCAACCTGTCAGCCGGAACCTTGGCTCCGGCGGCCTTTGCCTTGCTCTTCGCGGTCTTGTCAGACATAATGGGTTGTCCTCAAAATTTGTTTTATAAAGTGGGTGGGTTGTGTTTGTTTTGGATCTTCCCCGCTATTCCGCGACAACCCATCCGAAACACGAAATAGCGGGGAAGAATTGTTGTCAGGCAGGGAGCAGGGCCTTGTGGTCGGAGTAGATAATGTAGTCGCCCAGCACGGAGAGGTTGTACTCGTATCCGGTGATCTCGGCCTGCTGGAAAGTGATCTCGCCGCGCTCACCGAGCTCCAGACGCGGGAAAACAATACGAATCTGCGCGCCCACACCAGAAACGTCGAAAAAATCGGCGACACCGCAGAGAAGCTTGACCTTGCGGGAGGACTTGGCGGTAATCTTCACACCCTTGGTAGCGCCACCATCCTCAACCTTCTCACTGGTAGCGTCCAAATACCAGGAGAGCGGGGCGAGCATGGTCTCCAGAAGAGTGGCGCTGAAAGTCGTCTCGGAGGAGTCGAGGAATGTTTTGACGACGCCGTGACCCTGGTGTCCCTTGATCTTGGTGACGGAGTCGTCGGAGGTGAGTTTGAACCCGTCCTCGCTAATCCACCCAACGTTGGTGAGACCGGTCACGCCGGAGAGGTCCTGGGTGAGCGACGTGACCTTCTCGCCGAACTTTTCGACGTAGTCGCCCAGCCAGAGCGCGTCATTGTCGGACGAGAAAATGAGTGCATTGTCAGCGTTAACAGCCATTATTTGTTCACCTGTGTGCTGTAATTGTTAATGTTGCAGTCGCCCTCGCCTGAGACGTGTCCGGATCGGGCATTTCTATCGGATAGGATGATTGTACCATCACTATACCATCCTGATAGTTCGGCATAGTGTGCGCCGCATTCACGGCCTCGCACGCAATTTTCATCGCCTCACCCGACGACTGCGCATAGGCGTCGATCGTCTCCAACGCGGTGCAGAGCGCTTTCTGCGTGACCCCAGTACCGCCAGTGGAGAGGACTCGAATGAACGTGGCGGGACGGTCCGGACTCTCGGGGCGACGGGCCACGACCGGCACGCCCATGTGCGTGGACAGGAAGTCCATGAGCCTCTTTTTTATGTCCGGCACCGTGGGGGCGCGATCGTATGTTGGTGTCATTTCCCGCCACCCATTGTGAGGCCGATCGCACGCTCCAACGTGTGCTCCCTCATCTGTTTGCGCATTGCAGCGACGGTGCGCGCCCTAACATATCCGCGAGTACGATTTCCATGCGTCGTCTCACCCTCGAACCCCCGCCCGGCAGCATTGGCTACACGCCCCGTCTCCAATGCGACCGTCCGGGCCACGTCGGGACCGCGCAGAAGATCGGCGACACCGTCCCTGTTGAGCTGAAATTTTACTTTCGGCATTATTCGCTCACCTTGTCTTCGTTGGCGCGAATCTGCGCAACCATCCCCTTAGGGTAGGGGGAGGGGCGGCCCTCGACACGGTATTCTATGCCGTCTACAATAAGATGATCCTCGGCGGTCACGTCGATTGTGGTATTCCGCCAATAAAGGGCGGCTGGTACGGTGACAGGCATCGCCCCAGCACTGATCGGCTCAGTAGACGTGGCCGGCGCAAACACCGCTGGCGGCAAAGCAACATTCTCCCACTGCCCCGGCACGGGATTCCCGTACTGGTCTTTCGACGCCGGGCCTCTCCTACGCCGTATGACAGGCACGTATCCTGAAAGCATTACGGCTCCTGCCCGCTGATCGCATTAATGTCTTCGATCAGCTGATCGGTGGCGAATCGCACATCATAATCCAGCAGGAGGTCTACCTCGAACGCGCCGCCAGAGCCACCGAGAGCATCCTTTTCCTCGCGTTTCAGGTAGAGGCCGCCTTCAGGATTCTGATACGTAAACTGGTCACTGAACGGCCCTGTTGTGTGTGATTCCGACGCGATAATTCCGTGGGGTTCGGAGTAGATTCCGCCGCCACTGTCTGTGACGCCGCCGATAGCGTCTCCGCCTTGCATTGCGCGACGCACCACGGCGCATGCTACACGCTTCCGTGTGCGGGGCGTGGCGGATTCCCACCGGGGGCATTTCGACACAATAAGGTCGGTCGCGTCGGCGAGGAGTACGTCGGCGCGAATGCGCTCATTGTCCGAGAGTGCCCGCCACCGCGCCTCTAGGTCCTCGACCGTGGCGAACGGAATAATGTCGTCGGGGATCACTTTGCCATCTTTCTAGGGCGGCCTCGTCCCCGACGAGGGGCAGGTGCTGGCGGGGCAGTGCGAGGGGAGGAAGAGGAGGCGGGCTCGCCTGCCCCGCCGGCGTCATCATTCCCAGGGACGATTTCGGTGTATTCGTCTCCGAGCGCCACATTGTGGTCGTCTGCGAGATGGATCACAATGTCGTGGTCTCGGTGCTTGTAGGATCGCATTTCCGGAATCGCCCCTGGGAAAAATTTTGTTTGGATGGGTTGTGTTTTGTTTTGTTTACGGCGATTTTATCAGGCGCCAGCCTTGGTCTTAATCGTCGCGAACTTATCCGGGAAAACATACCAGGCGTACAGAATCTCGAGACGCAGAGCAATCTGGTTCCGACGCTTCAGATCACCCTGGCCGTCCGGGTCACCGAAACGGATAATCTCGAGCGGCAGAGAACGCTGAATTCCCCACCGAATACCGTCGACGAAATCACCGACAATGCCCTCGACATTGGTGGCGGCGGTCGCCTCGGGCTTGCCGGCAACGGTGTTTCCGGCAGCGGCCGGGAGCCCCATGAAGTTGTCAATGTCGACACCGAGGCCGATCTGCGGGTAACGCGGCGTGCCCGACGGCGACCCGTCGGCATTCTTGGTCTGGAGGCTACCGAGCGCCCAAACCGCGGACGGCGCAAGCGCAAGACCGGTCGGCGTAATAGGCGCGGCATTGTCGTTAATGAGCAGCCCGGCGGCCTGACGGATCGCCTGGTCCATCTCCGTAGTGCCGACCTCAACATTCTTGGTGGTGGAGGTCAGGTAGTTGGTCCACGCGTCAATAACAGCACCGGTCAGAGGGTTAACACGGTGGTAAAGGCCGAGGTCGAGGGCCCGGGAAAGCGCCTCACTGCCCTTCTGCGCGAGCTGGTTGAGGACGTCAAGCTGATAGTCCTCGTCCGCCCACTGCACCTCCTCGTTGAAACGCATCGTGACCTGCGCCTTGTGCGGCTTAGCGGTCACGTAACCGAACTCACCGTAGGTGGGTGCCTTTTCGGCGCCCTCGTCGACGAACTCGGCGCGCGGGAAATTATCGAAAGTGATAATGTCCACGTCGCCGAAGGTCATGGGGATTCCGCCGTTGAGCTTGGCGACGGTGGAAAGGGTCTGGGTGCGAGTAATGATCCCGTCGGCGATCTGCCGAGGCATGAGGACCTTCGCCTTGCCTGAATCAAACACGGCCATTATGGGTATTTCCGTTTCTTTCTAGTATTTTACTTTTTAGAATTGCGGCTGTACTTGTGTCAGTCGCCGGCGAAAACGTTCCGAGCGAATTCTGCAAGATTGGCGCCGTCATTGTCGGGCGTGGCTCCAGCCTGGGGCACTACGGGGGCGACGGATGGCTTAGCGTCGTGCAATGCTTTGGCGATTGCGGCAGCATGCGCGTTGATTTCGTCCTCGGTTGTTCCTCGAATCAAATCGGCGCTGATACCGTGCTCTGCGGCAGCGTTAGCAGACCATTCCCGAACCTTGGCGGCGGTTTCAAAGTCTGCCACCTTGGCTTTTAGGGCTTCGATTGTGGCGTCTTTGTCGCCGATGGCCTTGGCGAGTTCGTCTCGTTCGTTGGCGGCGCGCCGATTTTCTTTGGCGCGGTTCTCCCACTTTCGGGACTCGCTCTTCCAGTCGATTTCAGGCTTACTAGCGGCGTTGTCCCCGTTCGTGGTGGCGTTGCCGTCGTTAGTGGCGCTGTTGTCGACCGGAGTGTCGCTTGCGGCGTTTTCGCTCATTGGGCGTTTCCTATATTTTGACCGTGCGGTTATTGTGGTGTTTCAGGCAACTGTTCTGGGCTTTGCAGCCGTACCTCAGTGGCCTTTGTTTATGCATTGTAGCACAATCATTCAATTGGTCTGGTGCGCCATTCTGTGAGCTCTTCCTGGTGTGTGTCTATCCACGAGGAGACGAGTTCACGGTGGCGTTTGCGGCCTTTTTCGGTTTTGTGTCTGGCTGCGAGCGTGTATGCTTTCGCGGGGACTTCACGGGAGGTTGGGTCCCATGCGGGGACTGCGACGCATTTGCAATTGTCGTGCGCCCCAAATGACGCGGTCCCCTGGCTGCGGTAGTAGCATTCGTTCATTGTAAGCATGACGCAGAAATTGCAGGCTTGTGGGTTGCGGGTTCGTCTTTCCCAGCCCATTGCTTCTGGATCGGCCCATGTCATGTCTGCGATTTGTGAGCGGGCTCCGTCGCTGACGTATCGGATGAGCGCCCCGGTCAGATAGGACAGGGCGATGTCGGGGGTTCCGGCGTATAGTGCGCCGGCACTGAATCTGACACTGTCGTCTATTTCGCCTTGTGGTGTGAGTGACGTTTGTACTGTGGGGGCGTCGCCGGGAATGTCCTGGTCTAGGCGCATGTCGCGGTACCATTCGTCGGCGATTGCGGCGGCCGCACTGCCGTATTGGTCTACGAGGGCGGGCATGATTTCGAGTAGAAGGTCGCGTGCTTGTTCGGGGCGTTGTCTAGCGGCGTGAGCCCAGAGTGTGTGTAGATCGTTTTGGGCGAGCGTGACGAGCGAGTCTACTGCTCGCCCGTACGCCCCGATTTCTGCGGTTGACAGCATAATAATATCAGTTTATTGGTGTTTTGGTGCCGCCGGGCAGTTTAATGTTGCGCTTAACCCTGTTCCTTGTATTGGGTGCGTTATTAAGGCCCAGGTTATTGCCGCTATCATTGCCGCCGTTGCTGTTGCCAGCATTGTCGGCGTTATCGTCACCATTATTGTTGGCTGCGTCACTATTCTCGGCGTTCTCGCCGTTCTCATCCACAGTGTTTCCGTTGTTCGTGGCGGCGAGAGCACGATCAAGCAACGACACAGCATTCTTTTTACGATTCTCGGCGTTAATGTCTGCGAGATCGTCCTCGGTGAGCCCGGCACGCCGCATGAGAGTCTGGGACTCCTGCAGCGACGGGAACGCGGACACCATTTTGACTGCGAAGTCGGCGGCAGACGACGGTGAGGAATAGCGGGCGGGCGTCCACTTCACTGAAGTCTTCCACGACTCCTGCGGAGGCTCATCGAGCTTATCCCGAACCATAATAATGTTCTGCAACGTGCGCCGCAACGGGGCGGTAAAAATGCGCCATTGGTACTCGGCTTCGTCCGCGAGCGCCGCCTCAGCTGCCTGCATCGCTTCAGCCGAGGCGGGGTTCTCCGCAAATACCCCGATCGCGGACTGAGGCAGGTTTGTGGCCGCGCACAAATTCTGCGCCAGCTGTCGGTACATTTCCAGGTGAGGGCTCATGGTCATTTGTGAGAATTGTCCAACACTGGGAATGTCGCCGTTTTCGTTCGGCTCCAATACTTGGACGCGTGCCATGATTGCGGACCACCTGTCTTGGCCGGCGAAATCTGCTCTTTCCGCACCGAGCACGTACCGCTGCGGGGAGGAGAAGAATTCTGCGGACGTTTCTGCGCGGACCATTGTCCTCACCGCCGCGTCCGTGAGGTACCTTACTTCGCGGGTGATTCGTGAATGTCCCAAAGGGCGGTTCAGCTGTGGGTCGTAACAGAGTGCTTCAACGAAAATGCGGTTGGGTGTGTCTCCGAGTTTTTCGGCTTTCCATCCGCCGCCGTTTTCTTTGGCGTCGATTCGCCAAATGGCGGTGGGTGTGTGCATGATGGCGCCGGCCGGCTGCCCGTACTTGTCGGTCTGATCGATTGTGAGGGCGGCTTCGATGATGCGACGTCTAGTGTCCCATAGTGCGGCGGACCATTCTGCGTCACGGGCCTGCACGACAACGGGCGGCTCACCAATGGTCTCGTCCCCTCGTGTCACGGTGAGCAGTGAGAAAGAATGTTTGTAGGCGGACGTTATCGCTTGCGCAAGATCAAGGTCGTAATTGTTTGCGGATAGTATTTCGTTTGCTTCGAAAGCGTCGGGTGCCCCGTTCAGGGAGTAGCCCTCGAACACATGCCTCCTGGCGAGCATGGTGACGACTTTCTGAGGCCATCCCAATGCGGCTTTGGTGCGCGTCATTTGCGGTGGGATACTGATCCCCAAATCCTGGAAAGCGCGGTGGCCATCGTAGTAGATGGAGAGCAGCTTGTTCTTATTCGAGTGTTGCTGCCATTTCTGCCACAGCTGCAGAAATGTTACCTTGTCGTCGTCGGGAAGTCCGGAAATGCGGGTCGGTGCCGGCGTAGCATTAACGAGTCGCCCATCGTCAGGATAAATTTCAGTCATAGGAACAATACTCCGCCGCCACGATCATTTCTACTATTGGCGTTTTCGATTTTATCATAAGGCTTGTAACGGGGCCTTCGTTTTGTTGTGCGTGCGGCCCACATTGCGAGCGTGCATGCTTCTAGGCCGGCTACGGTGGCGCCGGGCGGGGCCTGTAGTGCCCATCCTCCGGACGTTCCGATTGGGCGCGGCGTCGCCGAGGCGGCCTCGGCCCGCAGTTGCATGTCGTCCAGGTGTGTGATTGTGTTTTCGCGTAGTGAGGCGTCTAGCATGCTGTAGGCGTCGATGATTTGCGTGATTGTGGGGGTGATGATGACTTGTGGGCGTACTCCGATGGCTCTCAGTCTTTCGATTGTGTCGCCGGCACCGTATTTTCCGTCTACGATGATTTGCGCCCATCTGTCTTTGGTGTCCGCAATGTAGTCGATTATCCATTGCGTGCCCTCGTTCATGCGGCGGACGCCTTGGTGTGTGCATAGCTCGACGTGTGTGGGCGTATTCTGCTTGTGTCCTGCTCTGGCTAGGGCGCATGTTGACCCGTCTGGGGCGAATCGGATTGCGGCGCACCATCGCATGCCACTGGGTGTGTTTTCTGGCCGTATTGTGGCAGTATTCCAGGCGACGGGGTCGATTGCGAGCCTGTCGTTGGCGCGGTCCCATATTCCGAGGCCTTCGCGGCGGAATGATTCTTCTCCGAGCTGCCGGCGCATTCTTAGAATGGCGGACTCGGGTGTGCGACGGGGGTACGATGGGTTGGCTTTTTCCCATTGTTTCCGGTCGTCACTATTAGCGTCATAGTCGGCGGCCAGTTCGAGGTAGAGGCCGTCTTTTATTTCGCCTTGAAGGGCGAGGTTGCGGAATTCACTGAACGCTTCGGATGGATCTTTTGGCTTTGGTGGTGTCCCGATTTTGATGATGAGAGGGTCCGGGGCGGTGTTTGTGGCGGGGATCATGTCGTCTAGTGCGGCTGCGCCCAGGATTTGGGCTTCGTCGAAGAGGATCATGTCTACGCCGTGGAATCCGCGTCCGAATCCTCCTTCGCGGGCGCCGAAGAGGATTCGTGATCCGTTGTTGAAGAGGATGGCTTGCTGCCCGTTTGCTTGCCGTATTTTCTGTACGTACGGGGCGATTTCGGGGATTTGTGCCATTCCTTTCATGTCGTTGAATGTTTCGTCCGCGGTGCGCGTGCGGTGTGCGGTCCAGAGGACGAAGTAGTTTGGGTGGAGGGTGGCGAGTGCGAATGTTAGGCCGCCGATTGTGTATGTTTTGCCGACCTGTCTTGGGATGGATGCTTGGATTCCGTCGATGCTGGCGGCGTAGTGGCCGTCGTCGCGTTTGGCGAGGATTGCTTTGAGCCAGTCTTGCTGCCATACGTCGAGGGGGTATTGCATTTCTTGGAGGCGGTGTTTGACTGGCGGCCAGGCGGTGTGTGTGATGTTTTCTGGGAGGGTGAGGTGGGCGGCGATTTCGCTGAGGTGTTTTTCGCTCATCAGATGCCGTCCCAGGTTTGTGTTTCGTTTGGAATGTCGGTGGTGTGTGTGGTGGTGTTTTCGTTTTGTGTGGTGGCGAGTTGGTCTGTGATTTGTATGAGTTGTGCGGTGAGTTTTGTGAGTGCTGTGTCGCCTGTTCTGGGGTCGTCTATGACGGTGGCGATTTTGTGTGCGAGTGCTTGGCGGATGAGTGTTGGGTTGTTTGTGTTTGTGGCGTCTGTGATGGGTGTGGGGCTGTTGGGTTCGTATATGGTGATTGTGGTGTTTGTGGTGTTTGTGTGGGTTGTCATATTGTCTATTATATGCTGTGATGCCCGTCATGCTCCTGTGGAGTTTTCCACAGGGTTTTCCACAAGCGGAGAAAGTTTTCCACAGGGTTTTCCACAGGTTTGGGAGTTTTCCACATGACGGCAGTCACATTGTGGTCTGGGTTACTGGAGTTATCCACAGGGTTTTCCACAAGCAGGGAGGGATGGGCA